TATCAGCTATTACTTCTCGCTTCATAACCATTAGTTGTTCTTTACAACCCATCTTTTCTTGAACTTGTTTATACTTGTTGTTAAGTAATGGTTCCATAACTTCTGTTGCGAGTTTATCTAACTTATTAAGTATTTGAGTTTTAGTTTTATTAGGAAAGAACTTCTTAACAAAAGGTCCGAAGTTTATATACAAACTATCTGTATCAATAGCTATAACATAATCAACTCTTTTAGTTTGTAATGCTTTGTTTAAATATTCATTAACAGCTTGTTCAGCACTTCGTATAGTATACTGTCCTGTGATAGTTATACCTTCAGCTATTCTTGGATCAAAGTATCTAAAGAACTCATTAGATAAAGCACCATATAAAGTATTCATTAAGATCTTTAGTGCAAGTTGTTTAGTATCAAGTTTAGCAACAGCTTTCGTTTCTTTCTTCTTCTTTCTTTGTAACATTTCAGACTTGATAGAAGATCGTTCACCATATAACTTATCAATTAGTTGAGGAATAATACCTTTTGTAGTATTACTAAAACATTGTCCTGTAGCAGCCATACAAACACCATCAGGCATCTTATAATCTTTATCTTCAAGTAGATCATCTACTTCTACATCTTCTACTTTAGTAGGTACAATAGTTTCAGGTGACATATTGTATTGCATAATGATATGTGGATATAGACTGTTCAAATCAAAACTCATAACCCACTCATGCATACCAACAATTGGATCCTTAACGTGAGCTCCGATAATCTGTCTTTCTTTAGTTGCAACTTTTCTTGGAGGTATCGCTATAGTTCTTTTTCTAAGATCGTTATAAATTATACTATCCCAAACAACAACGGATCCAAACGAATCTTTATAGTTAGTTAAACCTTTATATGCAACCTCAAAACATAAAGTAAGTAATCCAAGTTTCTCTTCTAACTTATCAACAACTTGTACATCTCGTATGTTATAATCTATAAACTTCTGATGGTTCTCTTTATACAAAGATTGTAAACTTCCATACTCACTATAATCAAGTTTTCTTTCACCAAGAACTACATTTGCAATATTATCTAACTTATAACTTTCTTGAGTTCCATATGTATATGCATACTTCTTAAACACAGGAAGATAATCTAATAATTGTATACCTTCAGTATCATACCAAGGATGAGACTCTCCACCAAAGTCTTTTACAGCTTTACTAATCACACCCCAAGGTGATAACTTCAAAGCTCTTTTACTCATCTGATATTCTTCGTATTGTCTCTTCTTACCATTCCAAAACTTCTTAGGTATTCCGTCATTGAATACATTAATAAATCTATTGATAAGATAGTTCCAATCAAACAAAGTACTGTTCCATCCAGTAATAACATCAGGATAATTAGTTTGCCATTGAGTTAAGAACTTATCTAATAAATCTTTCTCACTAAAACATCTTATATAAGATATAGATTCTTCACCAGTTAGTTTAACTTCGCTCTTATAATCATCCCAAGGACCAAGAGCCCAAACATAATAAACATGATCTATATTATTCTTTATTGTGATAGCAGTTATAGGATAACTTGCAAACTTTGGATCAGGAAATCCATGATCAGATTGAACCTCAATGTCTATAGTAGTAACATTAATTAAATCACGATCCCAATACATTCCAGCATCTCTAAAATGATCTGCTATAAATTGGTTCTCATATCTTTCATTACCATAGACACTAGAGTTAGAAAACTCTTTATACTTTCGTATAAACTTATCACAGTCTCTCATAGTACCAGGATTGTACTTCTTGAGACTTTCTCCTTGTAAAGATTTTATTGGTGTGATCTCACCTTTGTTAGCTGGTAGAAAGAAAGTAGGTTTATATTCAATATTAGCTTTCTTTCGTTTACCATTTATGTAACCACGAAATCGTATCGCATTACCATGTCTATCTACACTTGTATAAAACGCATCTTTCATTAAATGAATTATACATTATCTTTTAAGATTAGGCAACGGTCCTGTTGGTTTTATTAATCCAGAACCAAGAGTTTGTTGATATGCATTTGCTATATCTGTTTTAGGTGTATAAGTCATTACGACTTTATCTGATCTAATGCTTACATCTTTAGTATCACCAAAAGGACTATAAGGAGCAAAACCAACCATAGGTTGTTTTGTTTTTTCATCCATTCTCATAGATATCACAGCTGCATTAGTCAGTTCGACAAATGCTTTTTCATGAAAAGTATCTTCACAAAAATGTTTAACAGTTCCAAATAAATCTTCACCTGTTATTAATCTAAATGCTTTTACCCCATTGTAATTTGACAAATCAGCCATTCACTTTCCTCATTCTTTCTACTAATCTATTAGCTCTGTTTGTTACTTGTTTATACCATCTACTGTCAACCATTTCATCAGCAGCTTTGTTCCAATCTTTAGAATCAACACCTTTCTTCATTCCTTTAAATGCAGTTAGTCTTGGTCTTCCTAAATTAAACATCATATTAGCTACAATATGTTGAACTTCTTCTGGAAGATCGTCAAAGTCAGGATATAATATCTTACAGTCTTTTAAAACTATATCTAAATCTTTTTCTAAGCACTCATGTACTCTTTCTTCACTGACTTCAGTACCTAATGACTTTTTCCATTCTGGATCCTTTTCAGTAATAAGATGACCAACACCAAATGTTGGATAACCTAAATGATCTTCATAGATATGTTTCACCATTCCTTCATCAGCAATTATTTCTTTTTTTAATTGTGATCTGTTCATAATGTTCCTTATGGTGGGGCTCATAAGAGAGCCCCATTTGTTATTTGTCTTCCAACAATAGTTGAGGTTTAGATGCACCTATCTTAATTGTTTTAGGTTTATCTTCCTCTGGAATAACATTCTCTAATTCAATATAAAGAATACCATTCACTATGTTAGCTCCTTTTACTTTTATTGTATCTGCTAAAGTAAACTGTCTTGTGAAACTTCTTTGACTGATACCTTTGTGTATATATTCTGCATCAGTTTTCACAGCTCCAGCACCTTTTACTGTTAGCACTTGTTTCTCAACTGTCACATCTATACTATCCATAGTATGTCCAGCAACAGCCATTTCTATTACATATTTGTAGTCTCCTTTACCTACCTTAACAATGTTGTAAGGTGGATAATTAGAGTTTGCTACTACTTGTTGTTGTGTTTGTTTGAATTGATCAAAGATTCTATCAATTCCAATCAATCCTGTGTTGAATTGATCAAGTTCTTGAGCTTTCCAATTAGCCCAATCAAAGTCTACGCTTACCATGTTGTTCCTCCTTTAATAAGCAAGGTTGTCATTATTGAACACCCGTAATGGCATGTTCATTTTTATTTATGCTCTCAGCCCTAAGTTTTTGAATTAACTTAATATGGTTGATTACATTTTTTTTAGTCCGGTGCTTCAATGTATATCGCTCAAACTTGCCAACATACAAATTCCTACCTTCCTTCGTTATGGTTGCAAAACGACCTTCGTCGTTCCACATTTCCCAATAAACATTTCCAGTATCTTCTCTGATCTGTTTAATCATAATTTAATTATATACTAAAGTTAAATTAAATACAACTGCCAGGTGGATATTCTCCATTTTCTTCTGGAGACTTTCCATGTTTTAAAAAATAATCTCTAGCTTTTCTAACATTAGCACCATGATGATTTGACATCTCACACCACTTCTTAATATATTCATTCTCTGGATCCAAACGCAAAACTTCTTTTACTAAAGTTTCTTGTATTCTCCAATCCCATGCTTGCTTAGTACTTTGCATTCTTATCTCCTCTCTTTTTAGTTCCTGCAAAAATATCATTACCGATCATTTCAACTACATGATCTTGTTGTAATTCTTTTAACATTTTATCAATAATCTTAGCATGTATTTCATGCTCTCTTCTTCGTCTTCCTGTATACTCTCCAACAACATATGCTAGAGAAACTATACAACCAAATATAAATGCTGTAAATAAATCCATTATTCTTTCTCCTGATAATAAAAACCAATAATTAATAAAAATATTCCTATAGTACCAAGTACACCAACCCACATTGGTGCAGCAGTTCCATCAACAGCTCCTGCTGATGCCATTAGAAACATAAAACCTGAAATATAATATGCAATACTCATCATGCTAAGTCTCCTCCTAAGATTTCTTCAAATGCCTGATCAGCTTTTTTCAAAGCTACAAAGTCAGTTACATTATCTGGTAAATCTTTTCTTTTGTACTCGTTATATAAGTTTCCAAATAGAGTTCTCTCAAATCCAACTTTATACATTACATAGCCTCCTCGAAAGCAGTTTCTATATCTACTTTTTCTACTTCACAGAAAAGTTTAATTAGATCTTCTTGAGCTTTGATCTCATCATCAGATCCTCTAGTATTAA